AAGACTTCCATCAATGGATTCCATCATGTCCATAATCATGTCATTGTACTGACCATATGTTTTGAATTCCACTGTGTCATTGACATCAAGACTTCTAAGGAACTTGTTAACCTGTCCAATCTGCCATCCTTCTGTGATAAGCTGATTCATGAATAAGCAACTGTTTTCAAAGTCACCTTCAAGGATTCTGAACTGAACTGTGAACATTGGTTCACCTGCATGTTTTTCTGAACCACATTCCTTGATTTCCATCTTGTCAATCTTAACTTCATATGTACCAACAGGCACTTCACGATAGTCACCCTGACCACCATTTGCTTCTGCTTCAGCAATATCTTTCTGAAGTCCTTCTGTGTCCACATTCTTATCCCATTTATCAAAAATACTCATTTCATTCACCTTTTTAACCTTTCTTAATCATTTAACATATTTGCAATTCCATTAAGGAAATCAATAAAATTACCAACAACAGCATCTTCAAGTGCTTCTTCATTGGATTTCTTCAATCCACTGTCACCATGTTCTGTTGCTTTCTTGAACAGTTCATCAGGATTGACATCTTTCATTGCATCAACCTTTTCAATATCCACAACTGATTTCATGATTTCTGCACCAACTGTCTTGAAACCTAAGTCTTCAATATCATCCATGAAGACATCAAGTAACTTAGGATTTCTAATCATTTCTGTTTTCAGAATCATTGTGATTCCTTTGGTTGCATCCTTTGCACCATATCTGTTTCTAACATCCACGATTGTTTCAACAATGTGGTCATAAATTCCTGCTTCTTTTAATGCTTCAATAAATTTCTTCATGATTATCTTTCCTTTCTTGTTCTTCTTTTTCTTGCAGGTTTTTCTTCCCCTGCACCTGACAACTTCTTAATACCTTCACCAAATTCTTCTTTGGTGATGACCTTCATGACTTCCACACCATCAACAATCATGTCAACAGAATCACCTGCATGTTTCATCACATAATTGTCATTCTTGACATCATAGAAGTATGTGTCTGCATCCAATACAACTGTTTCTGAATCAGTGTTGGTTGTTCCATCCTGAACAGGTTCATCAGAAGATTCTTCAACAGGTTCTGACTGTGTGCGTGATTTTCTTCCCCTTCTTGACGGTGTTTCTTCAGCAATTTCTTTTGCATCTTCCTGAATTTCTTCAGCAGGTTTGGCAAAAAAATTTGCTTCATCATACACTTTCAAAAGTTCATTCCAATCCAAAGGAATTGATGTGGTCTTGATGTTCTTTAATCTTCCACCGCCAAAGATTACTTCATTGGATTTGAAATTCAATGTTCTTGTTTCATCATCTTCCACAACTACCCTTGCCACAATGTCAACCATACCTGCAATCTTGTTTGCAACCTTGTCTGCAATGTTTGGTTTGATTGCTGTGATTTTATCACCTGATTTCTTTGTGATGTCCTTTGAAGTATCTTCGTGAGAAATCAACACAATATTTTCATAGTCAAGGTTCATCAATCTTCTGATGGTTGATAAGAATTCTGTTCTTACCTTGTCCCATGCTCTGAAGCTGTCATCTGATTCATGTGTGATACCTAATCTGTCATACATGAATAATCTGCATGATTCATAAGTATCTTCAAGAAGGTCAACAATAATGGTCTTAAATCCATTCTGACCTGCTGTCTTTTCAAGTTCATCAATAGCTTTCTTGAAGACATCCCATGCAAGAATCTTCTGTCTTCCTTCCATTGTGTCCTTGATAGGTAAATACTGCATAGTAACAAACTGAATGTTTCCATCAGTATTCAGATTCAATGGTGAAGGTGCTGAATCCATAAATGTTGTTTTTCCTGAAAATGCACCACCATAAATCCATAATTTTCTTTTGGTTGTCTTTCCAACCTGTCTTCTTTCTGCACTTGGTAAAATCATATAGTCCAATCCTTTCTGACAATAGTCTTTATATTCACACCAATCACACAAATAAGATTCATTCTTTTCACACTTATCTGTAAGACCAATGTTCATACACGTTTCATAAAAATCTGCAACCTTGGAAGGGTCATAAACCACTTCTTTGATTTGAATTTCCTTTGCTTCAAGTTCTTCATAGATTCTGTTCCTGAACTCCTGAAGCGTTTCTGTTTTCTTCTGTCTAATCTGAACCTTTGGAACAAACACAAAATACATTTTTCTGATGTGCTTTCCTGTGATTCTTTCAAAGAAATATTTATATACATGCAACTGTCTTGATTCCATATAGTGGTCAACGTTGTTTGAATACTTGAAATCATATAAATCAAACTGACCATGTGGAAGACCTGCATCATGCTTGGTACATGGAACAATCAAGTCTGCTGTTCCTTCATAAACATCATTCTTGAAATTGACTTCATGAAATCCTTC